GCTAGTGAGTGGGTCAGATCTATCGTATGCTTTATCTCCTGCGATATACTGGGAAAATCCATTCCAAGACTCAGCTATATTATCCGGATCAACAGTAACAGTAGTTTCATATTGCAGCTCTGCGTTGTCGTCATTACCTTGGTCAGCTACTCCATCGTATCCTACTTTGACCCAAGCGGTTCCTACATTATTATCCTCGTCTGTCTCTGTTACCAGTGCACTTTCGTAGCCAGCCTTAACCTTAGTGTTAAGTATAAGTACAGAAGATCCCACGGCTACAGCCCTTAGGGTGCCTTCGGCTTTCTGAGTAACGCCATCTATAGGATTTTTATAGTTGCCCCAAGTGAGATACTTACGCATCTCTATATCATCTTCACTGAGTATGTCAGGTGCACTGTCTAATGCAAAAGTTCCATCTGATTTAATCCTGTATACCCACACCATATCTACATTATTTAATGCAGGGTCGGCGGAGTAGTCTACTACAATAAGAAACTTTTGATCTGCCGATGCAGAGTACCAATGAAACCATAGGTCTTTCTCTGCTGTAGAATCGGTACCGTATATCTCTTGTAGCATACCTGTTATAGCAGGATAATCAGTACGATCTAAGAACTTCTGCCCCCGTCGTTTCTCTGCTGAATGCTCAACAGATACTATAAAGTTATCTATATTTTCTGCTTCACTTGATGTCCTCTTAGCGGGAGATTGTCTACCGACTCCTCCGGCTAACGTAGGAATATCTATTCGCATTGGGAAATAAGATCTGCTTGATGCCTTAGCCATTAGCTGGTTCTCCAGAAACGGAATCGACTCGGGTCGTTTATGACACCGCGTGAATGTATTGCTCTAGCTGTAGGACTCAAGCTTGAGAACACAGAATAATTTTTATCATCTATATCTGCAGACCTACCCTTGACTCTGTATGTTGCTTCTATCTCACCTAGGTATTTATCAATATCTGCATCACCCTGCATCACTAACTGATACTGTCTTGCAGACGCAGCTAGTATAGCCCTCTGTGCAGTAACTTCTATCTCATCCCAGAGTAGGGAGTACACTATTGCAACTTCGTACTCCTTGTCTTTATCCCAAGTGTTTATGTTATCTGTATGATTGTGTAATCTAATATTACCATCACCATCCCGCCTAGAAGTAGCCCGTATCCTTCGGCTATCATCATTAATATGGATGGAAACTAACTCCGCATTCATAGTATCGGAAGGAAGGTCTATTACACCGTCCTCTGTTAGTTCATATTTCTTAACATAAGTATTACTAACTAACCCTCTTAACTGAAAGTCCATAATCGCTCTGTCTAATATAAACGTAGCGACCTCCGTATCTACACCACTATCGCCGTCCAAGTCTGACACTAACGATTCTCCTGCCATTAAGAGTATGTGATTTACAGCCTCTAGTTTAGTTATTACACCCATGTTATCTCCTTAAAAAGACTCAAGTCCCCCCAGAGGGGGGACCCAAGCATCAATGTTATTTAAAACAAAAATTAACCGGAAGTTGTGTACTCTGAAGTAGTATCCAATTTCCAAGCTTTCATTACGTGATCGCGTGACACAGCTGCTGACCCACCAGAGCCAACAGTAGTATCACATACAGCGACAGCTAATTCTGGACGAAGAACGCCAGTACCAGCTAGCTTAGAAGCTACTGTAAATGTAGTGTTACGTCGAACATCATCTACAGTATCAACTTTAAGCCCTTGTAGACTCAGTGAAGCTACAGCCCCACGTTGCCACATGATTGCTTTACAAGCCGCTACTCTATTAGTTTCAGCGTGACCAATGAACATGCCATTGTAACGAGCTTCACCAATATTATTAGCTGCAAGAGTATTGTAATCACTGAATGGACCGTGGTTAGTCTTACAGATTGTAACGCCCATGTAGGTCATCATTTCTGTAAGAGCCGGACGACCAGCTAGGGATGAACCCAAGCCATCGTAATCTCCACCAAACATCTTAGCTGTTGGACCATTAACTGCCCAGTCACCAGCATCGCCAGTTGTAACTACGTTGCCATAACCAAGATCTAAGTAATCACGAGCAACACCCAAAGATCGAATGCTTTGGAATGCAGCTGGAGTTACAGCACAAGTAACGCCTTCAGTTGCGATATTGTTTTCTTGCAAGTAGACCATGAAGTCTTCCATGTTCTTGAGAAGCAATAGTGCAGCGTCTGTTTCATTAGTGTCACCATTAGCAGAGCCAAGGTGATTGTAAGTAGTACTAAGGAATGGAACCTTAGGAGTTAAGGATCGAGGATCCAAAGTTAGTTGGTCTTCGACAGCAGCACGAGCAATGTAAGCAGCAATTTGCTTATCCCGTGCGTTAGCCAAAGTCATACCTGCTTGACGAGCAAGCTCAGCACGATATTCCCACTGCGTAAACATCAAGTCGACATTGTCGAGCTCGAAGTGAGCAGCCATAGGACGCTTGTCCAAATGAATTGCGAATGAATCGGAACGTGAATCTTCACCACCGATTAGTTCTTCACCTGCACCCCAAGCTGTTTTCAGCCCGACAGTACCTGTGATTGGGAATTCCATTGAAGCTCCGCTAGAAATAGTACGTGTGTCAACCATTCCTTCGAACTTATTGTATTCGTCGTAAGCGTGGATTACCTCGCCCGACCAGATTGGCAACCAGAGCTTACCGCCCGCTGCTGCCGTTGATGAAGTTTGTGCTGTGCCCGCTATATCGTTACGATATACTAAGCCAGAACCGCCATGTGCTGGAGGAGTGCCTCCTGTTGTTTGGACAAAATCACTGCCCGCTGGACCACCATATGCCATGATGAATCTCCTTATTTAAAAAGTAAAAAATTAACGGAAAGAATATTATGTCCTACATTATCATTAGATTATTCTTTCGAGTCCTCTGTCATGCGGATAGTCCAGTTCACATAGTATCTGTTGCCTCCGTTGGGAAGTAGATTCCTATATACTTAGTGTTCTCCTCTGTCGTAAGGTCCGTTACCTTACATGGGTAAAGTGTTAAAGTCTGTACGCATCATTCGTTGTTCCACAGCCGCACGATATTGAGGTTCCATCTTAAATCGTGGGTTATTGCGGTCTTGTTTGAATTCGCGTTGAGTCCTATATGCAGTATACCCGCCTTCTGAAGCAGCCACTTGACCTGTATTAGCCATAGGAGTTGGCTCCTGTGCCTTTACAGATTCAACTGAACTGCTGTTGTACATTGCTTCTAGTCCCCTGAGTGTTACCTCATAAGAAGGACCAGAAAGCCCTGTATTTATAGTAGCCTGTTGCTCTGCAGAGAGAGCAGTCTCAGCCCACTTAAAAATATTAGCTAACTTATCACGCCCGCCGATTAAATCAGCCGCTCCGTCATAAGCTTCCCGCATCTTAGCTTTCTGACCTGTCACAAAATCATTTATGATAGTGTCGGTAAAGCCTGTGGTTTGTTTAATGCGAGCTATAGTCTCTTGAGATAAGTCACCAGCGACTGCCAGCTCGGTACCCCATTCACTCCATAACTCATTTGTAATAGTACCCGGCACTGTCTCAGGTTCCGGTTCAGACACAGGTGCTTGAATACGAAGCTCTTCAGCGCCCGTATCTACAGGAGCTTCTTCTACAGGAACTTCTTGCCCCTGAGTAGGCTCTTTGTAGTTAGGATTAGTAACACCCTCGGTTGCATAAGAAGTCTTTAGATCAGAAATCTCCTGCCTAGCCTGAGTGTATTGCCCTTGAGCTTCTTTAAGGGAGTTAAACCAGTCGGTCGACGTCTTAAAGTTTTCCGGTATCTCTACTCCATTAGTTGCGACATGCTTTTCAAACATGGCTCGCTCTTGTTGTGCTTGCATATCTCCAGGACTATGGTCTCCAGAGTTTGCTTGCATATCATTTAGTGTAGCCTGTGATTCCGTAGGCTGTACGGGTTCTTGATAATTATTATTATCCATTGTGTGTTCTCCTTACGATTGTTCGGTTGCCCCCGAGTCAAAAGAGTTTTAGTAGGAGGCTCATGCCCCCTGAAATTATTACTGCTAAGCCAGCTGCCCATGCTGCTGCCTTAGTTTGCAGTACTGTTATATGTTTTTCT